GTTCCTGAAACTGTTTTAATTGTTAAGTTAGTAACACCTGTTACTGCTGATAAATCAAAAATATAAAATTTTTCAATTGAGTCTGGAATAGTTACAGTCGAAGCTGTAGTTAAAGTTCCAGTAAACTTAATTACCATGTTTCTTGCATTTGAAATTGTTTTATCTGTCATTGCAAGAGCTACAGTTCCACCATCTGTAAGTGCTACTGCTTCATAACCTGCGATTGCTTGTTGAATAAGATTTAAGTTGTTGTTTGTATTATCACCCCATGTACCAGCGTTTTCGCCAGTTACCATTAATTCTAGTTTAAGATCTGTTGAATAACTTGATGTCATAAATTTTTAAAACTCCTGATGTAATTTTAACTCTACTATGCTGCTAGGTCAACCTCAGACCATATTACTGGTGTTCCTGTGTCAACTTCTCGCCACGCAATAATATTAGGCGATCCTGTGCTTGCTGTCAATTCTATACCTGTAGGAAGTACATTAGATTGTCCAATTGCAGTAACCTGTCCTACAGAAGCCGTAACCTGAGATCCAGTTGCGTCATATATAGAAACTGGGACAATATCTCCAACTGATACAGTAGCCTGAATGCCTGTTAGGGATATGACCGCATTACCAATTTGATCACTATTTCCTAAATTTGTAGTTAACTGTATTCCTGATACAGGAACCTCTTGAATGGTTCCACCAACAACATCTCCTATTGCTGAAGTTGCAGCTATACCTGAAGGTTCTACTAATGCATGTCCTGTAATTGCTGGTGATCCTAAAGATCCTGTTAATAAGAAACTATGTGCAATTTCATTATCTGAGTTTGCTGAAGTTCCAACTGGTGTAATTGCTGATTGTAATTCAATACCTGAAACTGCAATAGTTACATCTGTAAATGCATCTTCATTACCAATCGTAGCTGTTAAGCTAATACCGTTTGCTAATACCGAATAAGCATCTCCCCAAACAAAACTACCCCAGGTTTCTCTACCCCAACCTGCACCAATTAAAAATTGATCATCAATGGTTACACTTCCAGATGAAGAAGTTGCTTGAATACCAGATTGTTCTACTCCAATTCCTGATACGGCTTGTCCAGTTGATGAAGTTGCTTCGATACCTGTGACAGGTAAGTCTAAAGAAATATCTTGTGATAATTGACCTGGTGAAGATGTTGCTAATAAAGATGATGCAGTAACATTTGCATCTGCTTCTGTGGTTGAAGAACCAATCGAAGATGTTGCGACAATGGATGAGACAACTACGGTTTCATCGGATAGGTCTCCCCATTCCGATGAACCCCAAAGTTTATTGCCCCATCCAGTTGCCATTATTCATATTACGCTATTCTAATAATTGCTTGAGTGTCGTTTGCGTTAGGGAACTGAATTGTAAAAGTTCCTGCTGTCGCTGTTTTATCGCCACCAAAGTCTAATACCGCAACTGCTTTGTTAGAGTCTGAAGTATTGTAAATCAAAGCTCCTCTTGCAGTTAAAGTCACTCCAGTGAATGATAAGTCATTAAAGTCAACGAATGCTGTTCCGTTGTTGTTTGACACTAATGCATTAACAAGTGCACCGCCGCCTTGTGCATACTGACCAGTATCTGATACTTGTCCGCCTGTTCCATCACCTGGATAAGCAGTTGTATCTGCACCAATAGTTGCACTGTTTGTGTATAATGCTAGTTTAAATACATCACCAGTTGTTGGTGTGAAATCGTGAACCGCTTCAAGAATTTCTTCTTTAAACGTATCACATATTGCGTTAGTTGTAATTGCCATTTTTTCCTCCTAAAAAATTTAAGGAGAGGGTGATGGTACTTTTACTCTTGGTACTCCTTCATCAAACTCTCCACGTCTTCTTCTACCCATTTGTTGTAGAGCAAAAGCCTCAATACTAGTATCATACTTGCTTTTATAGAGGTTGTACATATCCATTGGGCCTTTTAAGTAAGAAAAAGCTTGAGAAAGAACGCCATATAGCAGTAAACCATCCTGATATGTCGAGATGTATGTTGAATTAGAAGAGGTAAAATGTGGTGGATCTATGATGTAATTTAATTGAACTTGATATGTAGTGTCTGGAGTTGGTGCAACAACAATATTGAAATCATCCCACATTGCATAGTATTTTGGTAAACCAGTTGCGCCTGTATTATTAAATTCAGATATAAAACTTGTATCTCTTTTTTCTAAAAAATTTCTGTCTCCTGATCCATCAAACACTTGTACAGATCTGATAACTACATTGTCTGAAGGTAAAGATAAGTATCTTTGGCTTGTAACAAAATTAGAAGTTGCGTATTTTCTTAAATCATCATAATCAACTTTTCCTGCAATATCTAATTCTGTTTGTCTTATAAATTGATCTAATAATGTGTCAGATAAAACATTAGAATCAACTTCTGTATAGTCTCTTACTTGTGTTAAGAAATTTGAATAAGTAATTGCCATTATGATATCTCCACGGTTACTTGACCTACATTTGTTATAGCTTGTCTTCTTCTATTTTGTGCTGAACCGTCATCAGGTTGCATTCCATTTGAATTAAAAGCAAAATCACCTGGTAAAACTAAATTTGCTACAATACCTCCTCCACCTCCAGATAACACTGTAAAGTTTTGTGGTCTTGCATTTCTTAAACCTTGAGCATCTGCTCCTGGATTTCTTGGATTTAGTTGAGGGTGTTTAGGTTCAAACTCCGAAATATGAACTAAAGCACCTGTCCATTCTTTTACCATTTCTTTATATGGAAAAGCTTGACCTGAACGGTCTGATATAGCTTGAGCGTATCTTCCTGTTGCTTGTTTACCCATTATACTCCGTCTCCATAAAATGTTTGTGGTGAAATATATACAGAAGCTCTTTGACCATCTTCATTAAGAGCTCTTTGTAATTCATCTTCATAAACTAATTTTAAATTAGCAGTTTGATTTGGATTACTCATAAATGATAAATAGTATGCTAATCCAGAAACCATACATGGTTGAAATCTAAAAGCGACATCTGCTGTATTTGTGTAAGCACCTGCATCTTCAATTCTGTTAATTGTGTAATATTTTAAATGTGTATAGGTACTCGCATCAGGAGCAACATATAAATTAATAACAGGTTGAGTCTGTCTATCTACAAAATATTGAGAAGGTTGTCCTGTCGAACCTTTATTAGGTAAAGCAGCATAAGCTGATCTATCAATTTTAGTTAAAGATATATCGTTTGTTGAACTTGTAATTCCTGAAGTTGTTGAAATATATGCTTCAAGAACATCTGAAACTTTTGCATCTACTGTATATGAAATTGTACCTGCAGTTAATGCTTGTGTTTGAAGTTCAACTTTCCATAGATGAACGCCACGGTTACCCCACTCTGAAAATAAAATATTAAGATTTCTTCTTGCTCTTTTTAAGTCGTATCCTGAATTAGTTCGGACACCACATCTGTTATATGCTTCTTGTATTACCTCGTCTATTTCGAGATTGAATGATGTAGTTCCAGAAGTTGCCATAGTTCATTATATTAAATCTTTGTAATAATCCATTGTTTTACCAGGTGTTAGATTCTCATCTTCTAATCCCATTCCTGATTGTCTAGCTGCGCCGTATCCTTTTTTCATTTCGCCGCCTTTTGATTTTTTATTCATCTTGGCACCTGCGATTCTGTCTGCTGCAGTTGGATTAGGGTTTTTATCAATACCTGCTTTTACAGAAAGCATTCCAAATTCTGTTGATCCACCTTTAGCTCTTTTCATAATTTTTTGTTTTCTTTCAAAAACTTTTTGTTTTGATCTTTGTCCATATGTAGCTCTTTGTCTTAAAGGCCCTTCAGATTCCATAGAACCCCCTTCTGATTTTTTATACTTGTCTTTGATTATTTTTTTAATTCCTGGATAATCTTTTGCTTTACCTTTATAGATAACACCTTGAGGCATTAAAGGAATCACTTTTTTATTTTTATCTTTATCGCTCATACCACCTTCACTTTTCTTTTTTGGTTTAACTTTAGTTTCAATTTCTTTTGGTTCTAAAACTTTTTTATTAACCGTTGGTTTTATTTTTATCATATTGTATGATTTTTTTGTCATAGATCTATCATACCCCCATAGTATTTCTTTGTAAATGTGCTCACGTTTGTTGGTTTGCCTCCTGGATTACCTGCAGCTCTTTTTCTTGTTACTGCAGATCTTTTCTCCCCTTGAGTCATTCTAGCAGCTTTGGCTGCTGGGACACATTTTGGGTAGCCTCTTTTTGAGCCAGATGCAGATTTTCTTCCACATTCTTTATACCCACCACCTTTTTTTGGAGCAGATATATCTACCCATTTTTCGTTGAACCATTTTTTTAGGCCGCCTTTAGCCATTAGATCATGCCTTTATAATAAGCTTCGTAAGATTTATTTGAAACAGGTTCACCTGCTAAATCTGATTTAATATGAGAACCATTATACTCAGTTCTTTTTTTATATTCTTGATTAGTTTCAGTTGTCATTCTTGGTCTGTTGGTTTTTGCATGATCCGTGATCATAGATCCTTTCGCAGCTTTTTTAGGTCCCCAATCTTTACGTCTCACGCCTGACGGGTCTTTTGCTTTACCCGCACAGATTTTAGAAGCATAAGCATTAGCGTATGCTGATGGATAAACTTTAAATTTTCTTTTAGCGGCCGCTTTGCCTCTAGGACATAACTTTGTCATCTTTAAGCTTCTTTCTGTTGTACAACTTTTTAGATTGTATCACTTGTGGTCGATATTTTCTAGACCTTACTTCTTTTGCGTAAAGGTTTCTTTTTGACTTTAATTGTTCGTTTTTTTCTTGCCCCACGGAGTTGTCCCTCCACTTGTTTAGTCATTTGTGATCTTCCCATTACCATGGTGAATAAACCGTCTTTCCTGTTTTTTCTGATCTCGTTGCTTGTAAAGATTCTTTTCTATTTCCTTTACCTTCGTATGATACATGAACCCATCCAGAATGTGGTCCTTCAGATTCTTTGTAAAATTCTAATATCAGCTGATCAAAGTCTAAATTTTCTTTTATGTATTTTGCTAGAGCTTTATTATCCACCCCAATGACTTGTAGGTCCGCTGCCTGGCCTTTTGCATGTTGGCTGTTAATTGAGCTATTAATCAAAATACAAAGCTCTGGAGTACGGAACCCTGAAGAAATAATTACAGGTGAATCATAATGATTACGAATGGGTTGTAAAATAGACTCACATAATTTTTTTAAATTTTCTATTTGCCCAGCAGTAGGATTATTTGGAATTCCCTTGCGGGCGGCGACCTGTGACGCTGTAAGTTCTGCTAAAGAAAAATTAGTTGTTAGTTTCATATTATAAGTAATTATATGCTATAAAGTTCCATCAATCCAGTTCTTAAAATTCCATTCTTGAAAAGTACCATAAACAAAAATTGAATTTTTACGACTTTTTTCAAGGTCTTTATCCGAGGCATTTTTTACAATATTTATTATTTGTTCAAACTCATTTTTTTCATGGTTATCCCAAAGTTTTTTAGCATAGTCCCAAAACGGAGTATTAAAAACAGAACCTGTTGCATAATGCCACAAAATAATATTTTGAATTTGATAAAAATAATTTTTAAGATTATCTTTAGTTACTTTTTTATCTACTTTCTTAAACATATAATCAAAATAGTAATTGCATGCTCGAACGTAACAACTCATGGCTGTTGCTTCAAGTGGTTCTAAAAAGAAAAGTTTATTACCGTTAAGAAAAACCCTTTCATCAACTATTGGATTTTTAGCAACATAATTATTAAAAGGAAAAATTTTGTTTATTTTTTCTACACCGAAGGTTTCTATAAAATCTTTTTCAGCGTCTTTGGTATCGGTTATTTTATTATTGAACATATACCCTATTGATGTTTTATCTGGTAAAGGAATATAAAAACACCATCCATTTTTGTGAGCAATAGCTTTTGTAAATTCAACATCGTTTTCTTTTTTTGGTAAAGTAGATAACAAAGCACAATTTAGAGGATTTACTAACAGTTCGTAATTATTTAAATTTTTAGGGGCTCCTCTGCAATCAATAATGTAATCGGAATCAATCTCGCTATAATCTTGTACGTTTTCATCAATTTCTTTAAAATTTACTTTTAAATTATCGCAAACAAAATCTTGAAAGTTGCTTGGTTCAAAATGTAATGCGTAGCTTCCTATTGGAAAATGATGAAATATTTTTTTATTTTTTGTGCCCCAGTTTTCATACATAATACCTGTTTTTATCGTTGATGGAAATTTATCTATATAACTGGAATCAAAACATCTAGTCATTGTATCAGTAAACTCTAAAGCTGTTCCTTGTCCTGTAGGAACTGGCATAATATTAGAGTCATAAATTAATTCAATTTCTAAAGGTGTATCTAAATAATTTCTAAAATGAGAAAAATACATTGCGGTAATACAACCCGCATTACCTCTGCCTATAATAGTTAGTTTCATGATTTATCCTTAAAGATTAATTTGCTAATGGATTCTTTCCTGATAATTTTAATTCTTTGATATTAAGTTCTAATACTTGTATTGTTTTTTCTAATACAGCAATTTTATTATTTTGTTTTTCAATTTTAACATTTTGAGACGCTACTTCTTTTAATAATGGATTTAAATCTAGTCCTGCAAGTGAATTAAGTTTTTCTTGCATCTCTCCGTAAGTTACGAAGCCAGCACCTATTGCGCCCAAAACTCCCACCAAGGCTGCAATCCCTGCCAATTGATTTTTAAGTTTTTCCATTTCTCCTCGTATTCTATATTATAATCGTACTCTTGAAAAGTACCTTCATTTATTGACAACTCAGGCATTCATCTGATCCTGAGTCAAATTTAGCTAGAGCTTCTTGTTTACAATCATTACTGCAAAATGGTTTAACCTGCTCTGGTTCTTTTTCAAAATCTTTTCCGCACTCCTGACATTTAGCTATCATTTAAATACCCGTAAGTTTTGGATTTATTACGTTTTGTTTTGCACGAGGTCTGCTTTGTCTTTGTCTAAAAGCATAAGTTGTTTGAGCCATTTTTTTAGCTTCTTTATCTCTAAATTTAATTAAATGAAAAAAATCTTTATAATCCATTTTTTAAAACCTCTATTTCTTTTTGTAATTTTTGTTTCTCAAGATTAATTGTAAACAGTCTTTTCTCTTTTGTAAATATTGGATCATTTTGTGTATAAGAAACAAGGGAAGAATTAGCGTATAATACTCTATTATCTCTAATATCTGCTTGATCTTCATATATTTTTTTTTCTTTATAAAATGTTTTATTAACATATTCTGATAAAATAGCGTTATTATTCATTGCTTTTAATTTTACCAGGTTTTTTAGCCCTAAATTAGTGCCAATATCTTTGACTTGTGCATCAATTTTTTGCATAGTCTGATTTAATGAAAGAGATTGTTTTGATTCTACGTTGGATTCTTGAGTCTTTGTTTGAGTGGTTTCTGAGTCCT